GTGTTCGGTGTGGCTGTAACTCCTATACCGTGGTCTGGGTAATAAGTAGAACTAATTCTAAAATCAGTACCTGTTGTTATACCTAATGATGTTGCGGTTCCTGTTGATGTAAATGTTTCCATGTTATGATTCTTTCTTTTCTGATAATATACGTAATGTTTCTAGATCTTCCAAGCTAATATTTGAACAATTATCAAAAATAGCATCTAATACTTTCTTAATTTCAACCTGCCAGGCTGTGTTTACTTCTGCTGATTTCATTATATTTAAATTTTATCTTTTGTAATTACTCTGACCGGTACTGAAATAACCGATCAACCAATTTTCTGGGTATAGCATAATAGGTCCTGTATACCTTGCAGTACTGACGTGCCTTATACTCATTGGTATTTTAAGGCTAGTTGCTGCATCTGCTACCTGCTTTCCTAAAGCAGAACCGGCCGGACGACCTAAGTAGTCGTAAAGGGAAATAAACTTCTCACTGTTCATCATCATCCTCCTCTCCTTCTCCTTCGAAGATCTGTTCTGCAAGCACAATGCTTGAAGAAATAGTACAAACAACGAACACTACTGCCGTCCATTGATTGCCTACCAGACTGTTTGTGATTGCACCTAATAGACTAGCTACTAGGGAGATAGCTGCAAAGTTTTTCCAAAACTTGTTTTTTGTAACCTGAGTCATTATTTTATTTTTAATTTTCGTTTCTTTTTCTCTTTTAAAGAATCTAAATATTCTTTCGTATACTTGTGTTCTACCCTGTAAGGACCTCTGCTTGTGATACTGCGATCATAATACCAGATAGAAGTAATTCCTGTCTCGTTAACATACTCCCGAGTATATTTTTCTAAAGGTGCCGGAGGGGGTTTAGGAACATATGCCATAACTTTTATTTATACTAATATAAGAAAAGGGCTGCATAAAAGCAACCCTCTCTCTAATTATTTCTTAAATATTTTTCGACTAGTTCCGTCGCTGTAGATGAAGACTGTAATTTCATTCTCACGAGCATACTCAACCGGCCTTCCAAGCATATCATACATACCTACCAATTTAGGCTCCGGGCGAGTAAGTACTGCCGTATTTGAAATTGGTTTTGATTTACAAACATCCAAGCGTCTGAACATAAATGTATCTTGTTTCAAGCATTTATTCCACCATTGAGCATACATCAATACACGGCCGCTATCCTTAAAAGTAAATTCAGCAAGTCTGGTTTGAGTATAGCCCAGGAAGTCATCATCAGGGAAGTCGTACTCCATACCAATTTGGTAGTCAGTCAAAGCATCCCATTCTTTCTGAGACATAGTATCCATCCAAGGGCCTTTGTAGAATACCATATAATAATCCATACAAGTATCTTTCAACGGATAACCTTTGATTGTAGTCATTTCAAACTTATATTTTTTGCAATCAGATGCATTTACAGAGTATCCAACACCGGCTCCTGGGAACTGAATGATTTCTAAAGGACGGTACAAAGCTGTATCGCATTTCTCACATCGGTTCCAAACTTTCAAGTATAGTTTGTATTTACCCTTAACATTAAATTGAACCTGAACAATACCACGAACATCGTAAACTGTATCTGTTTTCTTGGTTTGAAAATCATAAACCATAAACATGTAGTCAACACAAGTGTCGTCTAATACTTGACCGCTTACTTGCCACTTGTAGAGATTACGTTCATTCCACTGTTTGAGTTTCAAAGTGCTCCAGTCACATTTTGCGTTGGCTGTAATGGCACTAAACAGAACCACCAGCATTAATAATAGTTTTTTCATAGTTTTATCTCAATTAATTTTATTTGTTGTGTAAAAGCATCGATTGTAATATCGAGTGAATTGATTACTTTGGTATCATCGTTCACATCATAAACGTTTATGTAGAATCTATAACCGCCGTTTGTTCGGCCGGTAAATTCAGGCTTACCTTGCTGAAGAATCTTATCTACTTTTTTAATAACAGTCTCTTTATCCAAAAACGAAGTAACCCATCTGTCGCCTTTCTTTTCAACTACTACCTCTGTTAATGAATCATTCAAGAACATTTTAATATGCCCTTTAATAATATGCCCGGCAGTTGTTGGAGCATCGTAATGAGTTGGGGCTTTCATGTACTGACCCACTCCTAGTAGAGGGATTAAGCCTACTAATAATATTAATAACCGTTTCATAAATTTATTTTTTCTTCTTTTTTAATAACCATTGAGCTTCGCCCTTCTTAATCTCCTTGTGAGTCTTTCTCGCTTCGGAGTAACTTAACCCTAGAATCAGAGTCAGGCCTGCAATCATAACCAACTTAAAATTGTTCTGTATCCACATTTGTTTTAAAACAAGTAGTATATCGTATTTGCTTCTTTTTCAGAGACTTTACTTATCAGCCTCCACCAAGGGTTGCTTGATAGTGATTTTGGAATTTTCGATGACCCGTAGTTCTTTTTCTTGGTGTTTTTTCTTTGACGATGGATTTTCATAGATTTTTAAGTTAAGTTTATCTATAATACATAGTGCCATCTTCCTGTGCCCTGAAGCGGTCATATGGCAAAGAAAATCTCCGCAATCAGTTCTTGAAATGCAGTGTGTCTCAATGACTATTGCTCTCTTAATAGAATCAACAAGTAGCTGTTGGAACTTAGCATAACGCTGAGGATAACCTTTATATACATCCCTTCCTGTAATATTAATACAAGTCACCGGGTCAAACCCAGTAATAACAATCGGAGTAACGTGAGCTTTGTTACATAAGTTAACAATTGCTTGAATGTTCTTAACTGAATTCATAGGAGGTCGGTTACCGGCCATGTCGTTAGCACCTCCGTAAATGAAGCAGTAATCAAAGTAAGGAGTTACTTTTGCTCTAGCCTCTTGGAGCATCCATGCTGTTTGCTTTCCACCAACGGCGGTATTAAGGTAAGTCATACCGGTCTTTTTACAGACCTGATGCTGCCATCCGTAATCAGCCGCCGAATGTGAATCGCCAATAAACAAAGCCTTCTTTCCTTTAACTGAAAGGACTGTGTCTTGTTTGATTGTATCTTGCTTGATAGTATCTACTTGAGGTAGTTCTCCCCAGGCTAGAGGGTCCCTAACTGCTGGTTTCGATTCTACTACTACATAACCTACTATGAAGCTTAATGCCATTAAAAATACTCCGTCTTTAATTCTCATTCTATTATCATTTTATAACCTGTTTCAATTGGTTCAAAGCCTGTAATAGTACCTTTCATCTTCGGAATAAACATATCGGCCGGCATTCCAGTTGTTACATAAGGTCCGCCTGAAGGATCAACCATACTAATCTTCTTAGTGTCTGAATATACTAACGATGTATATTTTTTAGATAGAGGGGTATACTCAAAAGTTTCTTTATTGTATTCATGAACTGCTTTTTCAAACTCACCCATAGTCATTCGTTCGTCAGTATCAACGTCGGCACAATAGGCTTCGTAAGCCTTATCGTAAACGTTAGGCCAGGCAAAACGGCACCATTTAAAATTTCCTTCCCAAAGAATGTTTCCATCTTCAGTTTTTGTAAAGGTGAATTTATCACCGTAGCGGTTAGTATGTATTTTACTTTGCATTATATTCCTCCCAATTACTATAAGTTAATCCCCACTGTAAACTAAACCATTGCATTTCTCTTTCTGCTGCTTTAGCATACATTCTCAAATTCTTCATAAGGTATTTCTTACCCCATTTCTTAAATTCTTCTGCTTGCTGAACAGTCATTGAGTATTCCTGAAACCATTTCTCTTTACCTAGAATATCATCGTAGGTAACATCGTGGCCGGCAATAATAAACATTTGATTGATTAAATCAATAACGGCCTGTTCTTTCTTTTGTTCTTTACTTAATCGTTTTTTAGTCTCCATAACTTTTATTTGATAACATTAATATACGAATAATTTTTCTGAATTCCAACTTAATCCCACCATTCTTCAATTCGGTCATTCATTATTTTAAATAACAAACGTTTTGCTTTATTGTGCTTGGCTATTACATTTTGAACTGCTTCAGATGACCTTACACCCGATTTACACATTTCCTCATAATAATCCTCGTTTTGAAGCTTATTAATTAATCTAACACAGGTCATCATTAATTCAGCATCACGTTGAGCCTCATTATGATAACCAACATGGGCTAAGTGTTTAGCCTGTTTCTCTAATTTAAATTTTAATACCTGAAAAATATAATGATGATCCCAGTCTCTATCTTTCCAAATGACCCAAAACCATTTATACAAGTTTTTAACTCCATACTTAGTATATTTGTACTGGTAAGGTAGTTCCCATCTCAACCAGCGGTATAAACGCCAGTACCATTCATTATATTCTTCGTTCATAACTTAATTTTATTTTAGACAGTTACTTGAATTATTGCATGAATAAGATTACTCAATCTAGCTTTGTCTTTAACTGAAATAGTATCGCATTCAAACAAACGAACATGCCAAGAATCGTCTTCGCCAACTTCATCATTACTGTTAGAGATTAAACAAACATCTCCAATTTGTCGAGTGTAGTAGTACCAATCCTGGTTAGTGTTTGAAGGTTCGTAGTTCTTCTTGAATCCGAACTCCATTAAGTTTAGTTCTGTTATTTTAGTTTCCATAATTCGTAGGTGCTATTCCTTGTATTGAACTTAAGATACGAACCATCCTCTGATGATTCAACAATTTCTGTAATATCTGTTGTCATCCAAGTAAAAAAATCATTAAACGGAGACATAAGTAATGCTCGACCTACTGCCGGTTCTTTATGGTCAGCTTTATACCTACCTTCCTCATTCCATTCTAGCCATTTAATATCCTTGGATTGATTAGTTAGACCGTCACGTTCACGAACTAACTTCCAATTAAATTCTTTTTCAATTAAGCCCATTAATTCGGCTTGGTTTTCATCAAGACCTATGTTGCCATTTTCGTCAATTGCAACTAATAGTTTAGGTTGTTCTCCTGTTATCATACTAAATCGTTAAAATTATCTGTTATTATTTGATTAAATTCTGGTGTTATATCAACCATCCTTTTAAATTTTTCAGCCATCTGTTTGCTAATTTCCTCAAGTTCTGTTGGGTTTGGTAATGGTTCAATGTCGGTAAATTTTAAAACACCTCTCACAAATCCATTAACCCAAAATGCTTTGTCTTGCTCAGTACATCCGTGACATCCTTCCCAGCATAACTCAGCTACCTGTTTTAGTTCCTGTACTGTCATATTGTTTTATGTTTATCTTTTTTAAATATAAATTTAAGACATCCTTTGTAAATTAGCAACTTGCATTTCCATTTAGGTAACCATCCTGCCATATACTCTTCTGTCTCAGCTAGAATATAAAAAGCGCTGAGAGTATCTTCTTTTTGGTCTTCTTCAGTTTTAGCGAATTCAATAGTAGCCCATTTGCCTCTTGCTCTAAAGTAGAAGTAATGTCCTAAAAACCAGCCTTCTGCTTGTACTGGGCAATTACCCGCCGGTTTGTATTTCCATTTGATCATTTTGGTTTTGTTTGAAGGTTTCAATTTCTTTCTCTCTAAATTTTTTAAGCATCTCAACCCAGTTGTTTGCTGATTCTTCTCCAACTTTTTCAACAAGGTTTTTATGGATTTCAACTAACATATCATCAGTCATTTCCATTACTTCTGCTATTTGTTCTTCAGGTGTTTTCATTTTGTATTTGTATTAGTTCGTCTTTTACTTTATCCCAGTAGTTTATATTATCCATTACTCTAGTATTGTTCAAATCATTAATTAAATCAAACTCATAATTTTCAATTATTTCTTCAACACATACTATAGCACATGTAATCGCTTCTTTGTATCTTTTATCACAGCTCAACAATCCTTCATTCCTAAAACCGTTGTTAGGTAGCTGATAGTAGAATTTGTTAATTAGTTTCCTTGCCGGGCTCAGGTCTGTAAAGTTCTTCATCTTTCATTTCATTGTAGTTATCCATTTCCGACTCCTCTTCCATTCTGTTGTACTCATCCATAGCTGCTTCAGCGGCATCTCTTTCCATAAGCTCTTTAAGTTCTTTCTTTCTTTGTTCCCTTAATGCTTCTCTGTTTTCAATTCTCCATTTGAGTTTTGCTAGTGAGTCTGTTTTCTCTGCGTTTTCAAGCAGTTCTTTTATTTTATTATTCATTGCTCACCTCCTCCGTAGGTTTCGTTAATTAATGGGACTCCTTTAAGAATAGGTGCATCTGTTAATGGTCGGTGTGCGATTACTTTTCGCCAATCATCCGCAAAGTATTTGCCAACAAGTTTGACCTCTCCTCGTTGGAATGGTATATAACCCCAATCATTTTCTTTTGCTTGTTCATCACTTACAATAAGTGCATAGTCGTCCGTGTAAACTATTTCTTCTTTCATTGCTCACCTCCTTGTATTTTATTACGCATCCAAGTTGCACCACCTAAATAAGATACATCGTAAGAGTCAAATTCATCAAACTCCATACCATCCAACTCCATCATTTTTTTAATCTCCTCATCAGTTGGCAGTTCGATGCATGGCACTAAATTATTTGCAAGGTCGGATAGTTCCATAATACCTTCATCTAAAAGGTATCTTGTTAATTGTTGTTCTGTGTATAGTTTCATTGCTCACCTCCTCCGTAGGTTTCGTTGTAGTATTGTTCACCAGTTATTGGTAATGTACTTTCAGGATAATCAATTCCATGAACTGTTCCTTTGTTGTATGCAGTTTCAATTCTTTCCTTCTCCATTTCTTTGGCTTCTCTGATTTCCTCTTGATGGTCTATGTAAAAAGTAATTGCTTGTGGTATGCCTAACTTCATTGCTAACTTTCCACATAAAATGTCAACGGCCGTTTGTTGTTTATTGTTTGTCATTGTTTGTGTCTTTAATCCAGTAAAAATCTAATAGGGTTCTCATAAAGAATCTTTTAATAAAGTTAGGCTTGCTATGTGTAGCAAATGCAATAGTATTTACTTTAATCTTACTGGATAAGCAATACCATCCTACTATCTTTTTTGGTTTTGGTTGAGCAATAGTTGTTACTATGTCTTCTAACCACTCTTTGCTAGTTTGTTTCATTTTCTTTTAGTTGTTTATTGTTCATAGTCTGTATTTCTTATCAATTAACTCTACTATGTTCCAAATGAATAGTGATACACCGCATAGTGTCCACATCCAATGTCTGAAGCCCCAATGTGTAGTTGGTCCGTGATCCATATCACCTCCATAAGAACATCCTTGTATGGAATATGTGTTACCTGTAATAACTGCCTTTCCTCCTTCACAGGCCCAATCTCCGAAGAAGTCTGGGAATGTCTCAGGTATGAATGAGAATAGGATTACAATTGCGAAAATTGCTATTAGTCTTAATTTATTTTTCATAGTTTTTCAATTTCTTTTTTTACTTGTTGCCAAAAATATAATTCACCATAATCGGAGAAAAACAATGGGTTAGATAGTATTTCATTAACTGCAATTAATGCACATTGTTTGCATTCCATTGCACCGACTGAATAAAATTGTCGTATTAAATCTTTGGCTTTTTCTTGTGGTGTCACTGCCGTTTGTTGTTTATTGTTTGTCATATCAATCAATACGTGCACTCCAAGATGATACTATAAAGTCTAAATCCAGCCTTGTGATTCTAGTTTTACTTTCATCACACCATGCTGCAGCTGAAAAGCCTCCTGTGCTACAGTAGATAGGTGATTCCCAAGGTTCTTCTTTAAACATATCTAATCTTACATCAGCAGCATCTCGTAACAAACGTTCTGCTTCTGTTCTTAGTTCATCCATACTAGGTATGTAATTTTTAGATGATGCCCATTTCCAATCTAGAGCTACCATTGTTTTATGTACTGTAGCAAAGTTAAATTCATCCATGATTTCATCAATCATTTTACCTAACGGATCTTTTTCAACTTCATCTTTATTAAGCATTTTACCTAATAAACTATAAAGTGATTCCATTTCTTCTCGATCTAAATTATGTACATTCATATTATTTGTATGGATTAAAATTATCGTTTTTATATTTGTTATATGCTTTTACTAACAAGTAAATTAAACCGTAAATCATTAATACTACTAGTGCTTTCATGATTACCATTGGCTTAGAGTATAGATTAATTTAGCAACACCACTTGCTGTTTGACGAGGCATAACATCACTTCCATCTACAATCTCAAACCATCTCTCTCCATCAGTCATCAACCAATTACCTTTATTATCCCAAGCAGCTACTTCTGCTGTTGTTTCACCAGCATCACTATAAGTGTGTTTACCAAACTGAACGCTAATGGTACAGCCGTTTTCGAAGGTCATTTGGAAGCCCTCATTGTAGCCTCTCTCAACCATTGTCTTAAATGCTTTATCTTTCATAACTTTTATTTATTATCCCCTAAGTTTAATATTAGCTTGTTCAACAAGAGAATCTAATTGCTTATCTCGATTCTCTTTTTCGGCTTCTAGTTTCTCTAACTGTTTTTCAAATCTTTCAACACTACCCCAGATAATAGAAGCATTAGGATCTATTGCTAAAATTTGTTCAACTAACTCTTCTTGTGCACCTCTAGAATAAAACCCACCTTCAATATCATCTGCTAAGTTTTGTAAGTGCTTAGGAGCATGAATAGAGATACGTAGATCATAAGCTTCCCACTTAGTCTTCCAATCTACAAAGGCAATACCCTTAGTTAGCTTACGTAGTAAGTCATGTAAGGACCAGTTACGTACTCGAACAATTGATCTATCACTACCAAACACGTGTAGGAATCTTAAGAACCATCTTGGACATAGTTTAGGTTTAGCTTCATAGTCCATAGCTAATACTAAAGGATAAAGAGCATTAAAGTAATCACCTCCTTCATCCCATATTTGTGTTCCTAAATAACCATACTTTTCAAATCCTTTAGGAAAGAATATGTAACGGAAATCATCTAACTCAATACTGCGAGTATAAATTATTCCTTTGCTCCTTCCTTTCCAGAATAGGATAGTATACTTAAGGTTAGTTAAGCGCTCTTTAAGCGTGGGCGGTTTGTAGAACTTACTATTTTTATCTATTGTGCTCATAATTATCTTCCGTAAAAAGTTCCGTAGAACCAATTTGACCAGTTGCGTTTCATTTTAGTTATCTTAATATCAACCCGTCTCTTTGCGCAGGTGATCATATAAGTCTTCGGCTTTTCTTCCAAGCTTTTAACATATTGCTTTAAAGCTTTACCGAAATCATTCTTGTAGATATTAAATAAGAACCAGAATAGTTTCTTCTGATTATAGTCGTTAAAGATCCACCTACCGCCTTTATAGGTAGCTAATTTGCTGTTCGTCTCTGAACCTTCATACCCGCTAAATAGTTCAAAGTAATCTCGTTGGGATTTAAAAACCAGGTATTCGGTTTCGCTTAAATTGTAAATGAATGTATTTTCCATAACTTTTATTTCTTATATCGATTTTCAAAAGAGTATTTTTGAATTGCTGCCACAATAAGGGCGATGAATCCGTAGAGGAATAGTACTGCTAAATATTTCATAACTTATTTTTTTTATCTTATACTTAAGATACGAACAATAATTCAATAAAGCAACTATTAGTAAACTTTTCCTAAATTTTCAGTCTTAGCTCGATTAGAAGCTTCCTGTATCTTTGATCTCTTACCCCAGGCTGAAAGATGCCTATCATTTTCGATGGTTTCAATTTGAGTTTGTAGAGGAGGTTTCTGTTCTCCGGTGTAAACTTCGTAAGGTTCTTTTTCTTCATCTTCGATTTTCCAATCATCCTCCTCTTCTTCAACTAAGGGTGCGTCTAACCATTCCTTATCTTCTTCAGTTAATTTAGGAGCAGGCTGTTCTTCCTTCCTTGCAAAAGCAAAGTTGGCAGCAATCACTAAAGCAATCGCCAATGGATCAAATACAAAAATGATAACCAGTAAGAACCAGTTAATAATTTTATCCATGGGCTGTCCTGTAAGCCCGGAAAGGTATTTCAGAGGACCTAACTCAGAAGAAACTGTTGAGTTTGTTTTAACTTCTAAGATTTTATTCTCTAGTGAGAAGATAGAATCGTTAACTGCATCAAGCTTACTGGAGAGTTTCTCATCTGAATTAGATGCTGATTCGATTTGTTTGATGCTTGCATTGTTGGACCTAACTACTAGGTTACCTTTCCTGTCTGTGAATTGAGTTGTTGATCCTTTGGATAAACTCTCCTTTAATCCAGCTAGAGATTGTTTCTCTTTGTAGATTCCTTCCTGGGTCTGCTGGTAAAGTTTCTTCTTAGTTTCAAGAGCAAGGATCTGTTGGTCAACAATGGTTGCTTTATTTGCTGTCTCTTGATAGGCTGATGATAGGAATCCATAAATACCTGCCGAGGTGATCAAGATTAACACAAAGGCTGCAATTGTTAGATAGGTTCTTAGTACCTTATTTAATTCAGACCAGTATTGATATAGGAGTGAAGCAGTAACTAGTTTAGCCACTTCCAGTGATCCGGCCATGATTCCTACTGCCAGAGATGCTCCGGCAAATAATTTCATTATACCAGACACAGAATAGAATGCAGCAGAAGCTGAAACTGCTAGAGCTGAAAATGCAATAATATATGGAAACAGTTTTTTACCCATACTTCTAATGTATGTAATAAATAACTAAAGGGCAAGTTATTCTGATTTATGTTTGTCGATCTTATCTAGGATCGCTGTCAAAGCTTCATTCTTGATGAAGCCGGCCTGTTCTGCATTCTTTAATGCACTGATTACCTGGAATACTATTAATGGAATAAGTATCGTTTCTGATAACCAAGATGTTCCTTTAAACCCTGCTTCAACCATTATTAAGGCTGTCAAGGTTATAATCCAGGCAACTAATGTTTTTAATATTCTAACTGCTTTGTAAGTCTTAAAGCCTTCTCTTTTAGTTCCGGCAATAACTCCAAAAAAACCATCCATGAATATTACTGCAACAACAGCAAGGTACTGCTCTGAGTTTTCCATTGCTAAGTTAAAAAAGTAGCTGCAAACAAATGCAAACGCTGCTGATGTTACAAGTAATGTTGTTTTCATGTTATCCTATTTGATCGTCTAAATGGTCTGGAATGCCGTCACCGTCAACGTCGCATATTTCAACGTATCCGAATGCTTTCATAAAACTAGCCACTCTCTCTTTTAGATCATTGTCTGTATCTTCAAACCAATCTTCTTTTAGATTATCATGATCTAAGATTGAGGTTAGTGCGCTATAAATTTTATCAACATTCTCAACCAAATAGATGTCTGATGCTGCAAAGTCTAAACTAAAAGCATAGTCATCGATCTGTGGAATTGTAAGCAAAGAACTAGTCTTACCAATCTTTTTTTCCTTTAAGGGCATCTCTTTTCCAAACTTATGGAAATACTCACCCACATAAATGTATCCTGAACCTTCTGGTAGTGTAAATTCGCTCATCTTATTTTAGTAAATTGTAATATTCTCTGAAATGTTTAATTCTATCAGCAAGTCCAATTGTACCACCGTTAACCCTTTTAGTAACTGCAGTAACTGTTGCATCGTCTGCTCCTCTGTCACAAATTCCCCATAGTCTATTTGTATCAAAGAACCATCCGGCAGAAGCCAAAGGATACTTTGTAGCTACTAAATCTGGATTGGTTGTTGTATCTTCAGGTACAAACTTGTCAAAAGCCATGTAATTTGCTTTACCAGTCAATTGGATGTACCCTCTTCCTCTGTATTTAAATCCTTCTCCTGTTGCTTCAGGACCGTTACCCATTCTACCTCCGTAGACTCTTGAAGCGATCTTTTCTGGCTTACGAGCATAAGCTTCAGCTAAAGCCAAGGTTGGGAAATACTTTCCAAATATACCTTGCAATCCTTTTGATGAGTAGTTCAAATTCTCTTGAACGGCTCTAAACCCACCTGATTCATGACCACATTGGGCTAGGAAGTGAGCCAATCTTAAAGGATTGGTAATGTTGAATTTTGCAGCAGTGTCAGGAATCTGAGCAATTACTGCATCGGGAATGTGTCCCTTTAATTTATCAAGCTTGAAGGAACTAGGAGCTACAGAAACTACAGGAGCTGCCTGAACGGTATCTGGAGTTGTCCCGAACATCTTATTCCATGTTCCGTCTCCTACTATACCGTCAGCAGTTAAGCCATTGGCTCTCTGCCATGCCTTAACCGCTTCTTCTGTCTTAGGGCCAAAGTTTCCTACTGGCTCAACACCTAATTTAACTTGAAGCTTTTTAACGTTTTCGTTATTGTCTCCTTTTTTGAGTAACATAATTATCCTTCTTCTTCTGGACTTTCGTTATCTTTCTTCTTGTTAATCCATTTGTCTACTGATGCAATACCAAATGAACCTAACACCATTACCATAAATCCGTCGAAAATGATTTTGTTAACAACAAATTCTTTACCTGCATAACCGGTAATAATGTCTACTAAGAATGCTATACAGAGCATAAAGAATGCAACAAATCCTACAACGCTTTTTTCGTTGATGCTGTTGTTGTCGTCAAATAATTGATAAAAAAATTTTTTCATACCTTTGTTCTTTTGTTATAAATATCAGAACTTCTTGGAAGCATCCTTAAGGCTGGCCTGTAATGCTTTAGAAAATGCTTTTTTATTCAAAGGAACCTCACCATTCTCAACATTTAAGAACATTGCAAAGACGAAAGTGCGTCTTTCTCCAACTCCTTTCCAGGTTCCTGTGTTGAATGCAACAGAAGTTTCAACAATATAATCTTTTCTTAACCACTGAATGCCTATAATGTTAAGCATTTGCTGTGGAGAGTAGATAGAATCAATGTAAACAGTAACCGAAAATCCGTTTGAGTCTGAGGGAGAATACCCTTTCTGTTCAATAATGTATTCTTCAACTGTTTCTTTTACTCCGAAAGTAATGTCTCTTCCGCCAACCTTTTCGATTTTAGTTTTATTAACAACATCAACATGGAAGAAAGTTGAATCGGCAGGAGCTAAAGCAAGTAGTAGGGGTGCAATAAAGTTAAGCATATACTAATAAATATTAGTAAGTTACTGACCCTGAGTATCCTGGAGCGATGATGTAGAGGTTTAGCGTTCCTCCTGATGTTAAGGTTGCTGTTGTATGGTTAGTAACTCCTGGGTAGGTTGCTCTCACATTACTAGTAGCGGCTACTATTAAATTGTATTGAGCTGTTGTAAAAATTCTTACATCGGGTGCTGTTCTCCACTTAGAAAAAAGACCTGCTTTTCTAGCAGCAACGTAGTACTTATCTGCTATTGAAATTACTCCGTCGTCATTAACATCGAATGTATGAAATGATAATCCGTTTCTGGTAGTCCTTCCTAAAATAACGTTAGAGACTCCTTGAATGTCTGTAGTCGTATAAGCTTGAATTCTAGTTGGAGCATCTACCTGAATTGTAAATTGATCTCCAGCAACTGTGGTTCTAGAAAAAGAATAGTATCCTGATGAGTTAGTATATACTGTAGCATCTAAAGAAGTAGAAGAACTTGTTGTAGTTGAAGTTGAAGTTATTTCCCAACTAGTGCTAGCAAAGGTACCGGCAGTAACAAGTGAGCTTGCCATCCAAGCACTACCTGTTGATATACCCATCACCTCTTGATTGGAACCGTCAGCTGTAAATGTTCTCCAAACTACTATTTGTTTTGAGGCTTGGTTTTTAATAAAGTATAAATCCCAAGTGTAGTTCACTCCTGTCTGATTGTACTTGCAATTACCCTCATACCTCACTCTAAATACATCTCCGTAGGTTCCGTCTGTGTAACTCTCAGTTGAAACAAAAGAAACGTTGTTATCTGTTGAACCATTATCAACTGAACCGATATGAATTGTTGGTTGGTTAGGACTAGTAGCATTTCCATTGTACCCAGAGCTAGAACTTGTTCCAAAACAAAACCATGAGTTAGCATTCACGTGACCTGATGAATATGTAGTGCCTGCATAAGAAGGACTAAACCCAGAAGGGAATGTAATAGCAACAGATGTTTCATCTGTATTAGCAGTTGAAAATAATACTGATGTTCCTCTTCCTCTATCTGAAGGAATACCGGATGTTATTTTAGTTAATGTTCCTGATTTGGTAGTAGCTCCGGCTGTGCTTTTAAAAAGCTTTACAGCAACATTATTTGCTCCAGATCCGTTTGCATTATAAAGATATCCTGAATAAGTAAATTGACCTAAGAGGGTATTAGTTAATAATAGGAATACAAGTAGTAGTCTCATAACAGTAATTTTCCACCCATTAGTATTTGGTAGTTTAGAATACTTTGACTTGCAACATAAGTACCTCCTCCTGTTAATCCAACCCCAAACGTTTTTGTTAGTTTATAATTAAAGTTAAAGAAGGGAATGATGATTGGCTTGGCTTCAAATAAAGACTCTGTGTAATACTTGGTATACGGTGAATACACACATGCAGCAATGATAGTAGCATCTAATGCTTTGGCTAACTTACCCTTATACATAAAACCTCCAATAGCTAAAGTTGAGATCATTTCTTCTCCGTAAAGCTTTCCATAAGTTCCAGCTCCTCCGTAAAGGGCTGTAAAGTTTTTAACTGAGTTTACCCTAACAAACAGAGCTGTGTTTGACCAGGATTTAGGTAATATCCCGAAAGCATCTGAAACAACGTTAATGTGTTTGTTTCCTTTCTTATTAACACCAATCCAGGATTTCATTACTGAAAGGTTTCCAATCCTAGCATTAATCATATAATCAGCTGAGAAGCCTAATGAGGCTGTTCCATCTCCTTTTACTCTAGTAAATGACATAGTACCTCTAGCATCCCTAGAACCATCGTCTGCTTTTTGAACTCCAACAATATCCCCAGTAACTAGAATTGCAGGCTTGGCAACTTCAGCCTTTGCCTTTGAGGTTGATTTAGCTGTTGAGTTAGAAGACTCTTTTTGAGTCTCAGTCTTTTGTTCTTCTACTTGCTGTTCGGTTGGTTGGTCTTCTGTCTTTGGTTCTTCTGTCTGTCCTTTCCCTGAGCCTGACCCGCCGCCATTGCCACCGCTACCAGAAGAGGACCCACTGCTACCGCTAGAATTGCCGCTATTTGAATTATTATCTCCACCGGGTTCTTGGTTCGTATTCGACTGAGTATTTCCATTTTCCTGTTTACTGTTTGAAGTACTTACCGACCCTGAACCTGTGGAAGTTGCTCCGCCTACATTTGCTCCCACTGACGTAAATGACCCAACGTTAGCAATAGCATTTAAATTCATTACGCTATTAACAACATTCGAAGCCAAGTTAGTCGATGTGGTTGTTGTAGTTGTTGCTACAGCCCCTTGACATGGAGAGGTTGACTTGTATTTATTATAAGTATCAAGCAACCATAAATCAAAAGTTCCATCTTGGAGCTCTACATAGCTAAACGTTCTAACCTGCCCATAATAAACAACCACAATCGGGCTATTCATATCAGCGGTTATAAACTTACTTTCCTTTGTGCAAGGATCAACATATGAATAAAGAAAGGACTGCCCGTTTAGAGACAGTCCTATCATAAATAAAAAAAGTAATATTTTAGTTTTTAAAGACACCGTTCCTGATTAAGCTTTCGATTACTTTGGTAGTTGCAGTCTCTAAAGACTTTCTAGTTGCCTTACCCACAGTACTTTGTGAAAACTTCATATCAAGACTTTTTAGGAATGATTCTCCTACTTTAGTTGCTTCTCCTTCACCTGAACCAATATATACTTGACCGGTCATGGCATCAACGAAGCGAACTTGGAGACGTAAGAAAGTAGTAACGACAACTTTGCTTTTGCCTTTTTCCACAGTCTCATCTTCATCAACAGCAAAATCGGCCACAGTAACATAAACAAAGTAACGAGCAGCTTTAATCTTACCCTTTCCATCAATGGGCTCTTCGAAGACTCCTTTCTTAGAGGCTTTGAATTGGGTAACCATCCGTTCTTTAATTTCGGACTTCTCTTCTGTGAATATAAATCTTCCTGTTTCATCTAAATAATCTAGTACTGATTCTGCAAAACCTAAACCAACATTCTTTTCTTGAAGGTCTGGATATAAAGCAAGTACCTTGGTCATATCAACGTTAATTACCTGAACAGCGTATTTCAAGCTGTCTGTGTAATTTGATACTGTTGAGATGTCTTTAGTTTCGATAACATCCTGCTCGGTAGTAGTCTTCATAGAACCACAACCGGCTAATGTCATAACCACCAAGGCCATAAACTTATTGAACCATTTTTTCATATTATTTTATTTTACACCAACCCAAACAAATTTTACCGAACGTGATAATTTTAACAAACTCACAAATTGCTTTTTTTACCATGGATCTTCTTCTTTAGGTTCAGGCTTTGAAGCAGGAGCAGGAGTTGCAGCAGCAGGTTTTTCAATAACACGTTCTTTGATGATTGTGTTAGTACCTCCGCTTGATTGCTTCTGTTGGTTGGTGTTGTTGTTTTGTAAGTTAATCACAACAGGTGCACCGGGTGCTGCCTGCTCTGTCTTAGCTTCTTCTTTAGACTCTTCGCCACCGCCTAAGTGGGTTGCAAACCAGGCACCGCCGGCTGTAACTGCTGTAGTGATTGCACCAATAATTGCTTTTTTGGTTGCTGACATTACGCTTTCTTCTTGTTGTTCTTCTGACATATTAGTTTTATTTTTCTAATGTACTTGATAATGATTGACCATCTTCCTCATCCACTTTCTGAATTAACATTTTGTCTCTGTCTTCAGAATTGAACCAGTAGTCAACTACTTTGTTTAGGTTACCTACAAAGGCACCTAACAAGATAAGTAGCATCTCTTTCCAATCTTCTCCGATTGATGCACCTAAGAATACTGCTGCATTAATACCCACAATGATTAAAGTGAATAATCCTAGAACGATGGCTGTGATCTTCCAACGATTAGATTGCATTTGTTGTAACATGTAGTAGAAACGATTTTTATCATCTACCTTAACAAATGCTTGAGGGCTAGTTAACCCTACTGCGTTTTTTATTGTTTCTTTTAAGCTCATTTGTTTATAATTATTTTAGAAGTTGAGATTTTATTATCGGTTTTAACTGATAGGAAGTAGAAACCATCCTCTAATTTAGTTAAGTTAACAACGTATTTGTAGTCTCCGGCAGGCATTTTGGTGTTTATCACCTCCATAACCTTTCTTCCTACTAGGTCAGATACTAAAACTTCTGTTTGTGATTCTTGATCTACTCTGAATTGAAGATTAACTACTCCGTCGTTCGGGTTAGGGAATACAATAAGGTCTTCAAGTTCGCTTAACTTAACAGGCTTATTAACTCTCCTTACTTCAATCACTCCCATAGCAGGAGTAATATTCATGTCTCTTGCATCATTACCTCCGACGAATTTAGGTCCGGTCCAGATTGCAGCACTTGACCATTCTTCTTGAGGCTTCTTAGCAATG